AGGCCCGCAAGACACACGTCCGCAAGGTCAGCCGCAAGGAACTGCCAGAGGACGACCCCGAATACCTACCACCCTCATTCATGCTCTCGACGATCACCGAGAGTCGCCGCTTCAAGAACATTGAGACCACCACCGCCCTGTGGCCAGAGCGCTTCCCACTAGAAGAGCTGGAGCGTATCGAGCGCATGAACCCAAGAGAGTTCGCCTCTCTTTATATGCAGTCGCCCTACGTTGCTGGCGGTAACGTCATCAAGAGTGGATGGTGGCGCTTCTGGGACGAGCTGCCAGAGCGCTTTCACTCGCTCATCATCACGTCCGACACGGCTTTCAAGAAAACCGAGTCAGCCGACTACTCAGTCCTTCTCGTGGCTGGTGTGTCTTACACAGGAGACATCTACATCCTCGATGTCATCCGTGGCAAATACAACTTCCCAGAACTCAAGCGCATCTCGACCCAGGTCAACACCAAATGGCGCGGTCGTGGCCTGCGTGGCCTCTACGTTGAAGACAAGGCCAGCGGCCAGTCTCTGATCCAAGAACTGCGCATGGAGTCTGGGATTGCCATCATTCCTTACAAGCTGCCGCCTGGAGACAAGGTCAGCCGCGCCAACTCTGTCACGCCGATCATTGAGGGTGGGCGAGTCTATTTGCCGCAGACTGCCCCGTGGCTGGACGACTTTATGACTGAGATGCAGCAGTTCCCAAGCAGCAAGCACGACGACCAGGTTGATGCCCTGGTCATGGCGGTGGACATTCTCTCTCGTGTTGTCTTGCCAAACGACGACGCCCTGAACGGAGCGTTTGATGCCAGCCTGTCGCTCAACAGGAAAATCTTTGACTCCATGAGCGCACAGAACATCCACTCCAAAAAACTTTCTTCTGGAATTGCTGGGTGGGGAGAATAGGACGATACGAACGCGTGTTAAGTCCAAAATCCATGACAACACCTACTCAGAGAGATTGGGATGTCCTGGTATAAAAATGAATCCACAACACCCAATGATGTAGTCGTTGATCTCTCGAACCTGATCGAGCCGCTGATGAACTATCAAGACATCAGCGACTTGCTCAGTGAAGAGCAAGAGAACCGCATCGTTGACTATGTGCGTGCCATCCTAAAGATGTCGCACTCACGCATTTCCCGCCGCTATCAGCATTGGCAGGAGGCAGACCGCGCACATGATGTGTGGGTTCCTCCAGACGCAACCAAGTTCCGCGAAAAAGCTGTCATTGCCGACACACGCGCAATCAGCGACACCGTCCTCACTTACATGATGGCTGCGCTGACTGGGCGCAATCCCATGTTCCAGCTTGAAGGTCTTGACCGCAAGAGCCGCAAGGTCTCAGCAATTCTCGAACGACTCTTGCATCAGCAAATGCGTCGCACGGCAGGTGAAGCACGCATTGCTCAGCTCACACTTGACAGCATCCGCTACGGCTTCGCGCCCACAAAAATTGTGTGGTCTCCGAAGGACAACACCAATCACATCATCAACTTTGATCCGCGCCGAGTCTTCCCAGACCCACGCGTGTCTTGGGGTGACTGGGAAAAAATGCAATACATCTGCTTTGTTGACTACCAGTCCACCAATCAGATTCTTGCAAGCGGTCTGTATCCGAAGTTTCAGAAATACCCAGCACTGCGTCGCCACCGCAAGGTTGCTCGTAATCATTCGTGGGAAGCGCACGAGTGGGCACGCGAAGAGGGCAAGGGTCTATCGATCAACCCGCAAGACCCGCACGAGTCCACTGGCAACTATCGCTTCAGCTTAGACAGCGCTCGCGTTTTGGACGAGGCATGGATTCGCATGTCTGGATACGAGATCGGCGTGCCGAGCATCGATCAGATTTGGTTGATCGTTGCAATCATCGACGAGCAAGTCTGCCTGCGCTTCCAGCTCAATCCATACGGCCGACAATTCCCAACCGTGTTGGGCGGTCTGTTCTTCGACAAGCACAAGACGTTCAGCCAATCGCTCTACGATCTCTTGCTGCCTCTGCACGACATCGCCACTTGGCTGCTGCGCAGTCGCATCGACAACGTCCAAGCCGCGCTATCGAATCTGATCTTCGTAGACCCAACGCAGGTCTCCATTCCAGATTTGATTGACCGCAATCCGTGGGGCGTGGTGCGCACACTCCCTGGCACAAAGCCAGGGGATGGCGTCTACATTGCCAACGTGCCCGATGTCACCAAAGGTCATTGGAACGACATCGCACAAATGCACGAGTTGAAGCAGCGGCTCTCAGCAGCAAGCGATGCGCAGCAAGGCATGCCGACAGTTGACGGCGTGCGCACAGCAACTGAGATTCAACGCCTGAGCCAGATGGGCAGTCAACGCCTCGGTGTGTTGGCTCGCGTGATGTCTGCAACCACCATGCGTCCGCTGGTTCGCATGATGCTCTCAAACATTCAAGATGCACTTGAATACAGCGGCGCAATCCGCATGGACAAGGCAGACACACCTGGCTTGTTGGCCGATGTGGTCAAAGATGGCTACATCGACTTCAACGTCAATGATTTGCAGGGCAACATCGATTACCTGATCGTCGATGGCACGTTGCCAGTAGAACCTACGCGCAGCCCAGAGACGTGGATGAACATCCTGCAAATCCTCAACCAATCTGGCCTACAGATGGAATACAAGGCGGGCAAGATGGTTGAAGAAGCAATCCGCGCAATGGGCTTGTCTGACCTTGACCAGTTCAAGATCAGCGAAGAAGAGCGCAAGCAGGGCATGACGCCAAGCCAGCAACTGTCGTTGATGGAAAAGATGCGTGGCGCAAACGTGATGCCGCAAGAACAACTCAGCCGTGAAGTGGAGAAGGGCAACCTGATCCCGATGCGGCAAGCTGCGTAGGAGTAAGAAATGCCGATCAGACCTGGACTTGACTCAACCGCCATAGGAGGCAACATTGATCCACTCATTCGTGACTACATTGAAGCAAGGCTTGGCGAGCTTTTGGCAGAAGTGCTGCCTCAAATTCAAAGCTCTCTTGAAGAAATAAAGTGGCTTCGCCAGCAGAGCAAAGACGTGCAACTGGAAACACAAGCGCGTCTTTCCTCTATGGAGAACACCATCAACACCAACCAAGATCATCGAATCACCAAACTCAAGATCATCGAGTTGATGAAAGCAATGGGATTGGAGTAACAAGTGACTCAATACACGCATAGCGGCCCAGACATCACAAGGCCAGTAGGCGAACAGCTAGTCTTTGATTCAGCAAAGACTGGTCGTCATATTCTTGACGATTACCTGGAAGCCTGCGAGCGTGGTGTTCTCACTATTCCCGAATTGCTCGACCAGGTGTTTGACAACACTGGCGCGATCAATCAGACGTTCATTCAACTGCGTATTCTTCAGCCAGATCAAAAGCTGCAAATCCGCAGCGGTCTATATGTAGACCCCAATGCTGGCTGGCGCGACACAGGCAGCTACATCTTCCGCCAGCGCGGAGCATGGGCTGCCAGCACCGCATACGCGGCAAGCGACTTCATCACATACAACAACAGCTTCTACTACGCCAAAGAGGCTCACACCAGCACCAGCACTTTTGATGCAACCAAGTGGGGCATCATTGTCGATGGCACTGCGATCAATACCGCAGTCACCAACAGCTCAGCCTCTGCTGCGGCTGCTGCCGCAAGTCAGACTGCTGCTGCCGCGTCGGCCACCGCCGCCGCGTCAAGCCAATCCGCAGCGGCCACCAGCGCAACGCTGAGCCAGGACTGGGCAACCAAGACAAGCGCCGAGGTCGTTGTTGGCCAGGGTTACGGGGCGAAGAAATACAGCCAAGACGCCGCGACCAGCGCGGCCAATGCCGCCAACAGTGCAACTGGTGCTTCAACAAGCGCAACTACCGCGACCACACAGGCAACAAGTGCTGCGACGAGCGCCACCAACAGCGCCAACTCAGCCACAGCCAGCGCCAACAGCGCAACGCAAGCGGCAAACAGTGCTACTGCTGCCGCCACCAGTGCGACCTCTGCGCAGAACTCGCTCAACAGCTTGAACAATCAGGTGAGCCAGGCCGCCGCTTCAGCAACAAGCGCGGCAAGCTCTGCCACCAGCGCAGCGTCCAGCGCATCCAGCGCTTTGGCATCCAAGACGGCCGTCGAAAACCTGTTCGACAACTTCGACGACCGCTTCCTTGGCTCCAAGACAGCAGACCCGACGCTGGACAATGACGGCAACGCACTCGTTGCTGGCACTCTCTATTACAACAGCACGACCCAAGACATCCGCTTCTACAACGGGGCAACTTGGGAGCGTCCGAATTACGCTGCAACACAAGCGGCAAACAATGCTGCCAACTCCGCGACCGCAGCGGCCGCGAGCCAGACTGCGGCGGCAAGCTCTGCATCTGCCGCAGCAAGTAGCGCGACCGCAGCGGCCACAAGCGCCACCAACATTGGAAACGCAGAGGCCAACAGCGCCGCAAGCGCAGCAGCTGCATTGGCCAGCAAGAATGCCGCCGCCGCAAGCGCTACTGCTGCCGCGACAAGCGAGACAAACGCAGCGACTTCTGCGACCACGTCAAGCAATCAGGCGTCTGCCGCCACCACGCAGGCGACAAACGCCGCAAACTCGGCCAGCGCCGCAGCAACGAGCGCGACCAACGCAGCCACAAGTGCAACGAACGCAGCCAACTCGGCGACCTCTGCTGCAACCAGCGCCACCAATGCGGCTGCCGCAGTCAACACCGTGTCTGGCTTGATCCACGTTGGAACTACAGCGCCAGCAAGCCCTCAGTCTGGTCAGATGTGGTATGACCCGAACACCAGCATCCTCAAGATTTACATGAGCGGTGCGTGGGTCAACGCTGTTCCTTACAACCAGGGCTTCATCAAGCAGTATCAATATGTCGCAACTGCTGGGCAGACCGCGTTTACTGGCAACGACATCAACAGTCAGGCGCTAGAGGCTCGCACCGTCAACACGGTGAGTGTTGTGGTCAATGGCGTGATGCTGATTCCCACCGAGGAATACACCGTCAGCTTGACGCCACCAACCATCACACTGGGCAATGCGTGTGCGGCCGATGATCGCGTGGTCATCATCAGCTACTACCCGATGGGTCTGACAGAAGAGCAGCAAATCTACACTGCTCGCGATCAGGCTCAGGCCGCCGCGACCTACGCTCAGGTGGTGCAAAACACCTATGTGCCGCAGGCTGCTGCATCGGCCAGTTCTGCCGCCAGTTCAGCCACTGCTGCCGCTGGCAGCGCCACCAGCGCCGCTGGCAGCTTATCCACATTCAACGGTCGCTTTGTAAGCCAAGCGTCAGCCCCGTCCAGCCCGACCAACGGGATGTTGTGGCACGACACCACGACTGGCACGCTCTACCTGCGTGCTGGAACCGAGTGGAAGGAGGCCGCGAGCTACAACAAGGGCTTCATCAACGTCCACAAATACACTGCGACCTCTGGCCAAACCACCTTCAGTGGGGCAGACGACAACGCCAAGACACTGTCTTTCAACAGTCAGGGCATGGTTCAGGTGTTCCTCAACGGAAGCCAGATCATGCTTGGCGTGGACTACACCGCCGCGTCAAACGCCATCACATTGGTAGAGGCGGCCTCCGCTGGAGACCAATTGCAGGTCTGGTCGTTCAGCCCGCTTGGTCTTACAGAAGAGACTCAGATTTACAACGCCCGCGACACCGCTGTCGCGGCGGCAACGACCGCAACGTCGGCGGCAACGTCGGCAAGTGCGAGCGCGGCGAGCGCAACATCGAGCGCTTCGTCGGCATCTGCGGCGATGACCGCAGCCAACACCGCGAACACCAATGCCAACAACGCCCTGACCGCGCTTCAGAACTCGTTTGTGTCGTCCGCTACAGCGCCAGCCAGTCCCCAGACTGGCATGCTTTGGTATAACAGCGCGGCGCAGACTCTTTACATCCGCACCCCGACTGAGTGGAAGGAAGCGGCCTCCTACAACAAAGGGTTTATCAAGCGCTTCCGCTATGTAGCGACTGCGGGACAGACTGCCTTCTCTGGGGTTGACTCCTACGGCCAGACGCTGGATTTCAGTTCGGCATCCATGCTGACGGTTTCGGTCAACGGTATCGAGAACTTGCTGACGCAAGACTTCACGGCTGGCACAAACGCGATCACGTTCAACAACGGCCTGACCGCTGGGGACGAGATTGGCATCACCGTCTTCCAGCCGCTTGCTCTGTCAGATGAGCAGTTGATTCGTCAATACAGGGATCAGGCAATCGCAAGTGCAACAAGTGCAGCGGCCAGCGAGACCAGCGCATCCAACTCTGCCAACACGGCGTCGGCAATGGCCAACTCGGCCAGCAACTCGAACGCAAACGTAGTGGCAAAGGAGGCAACTGTCGTCTC